CGAACTTTACTTGCAGACATACCAGAAACATCATCCGCATCTGGATCTCTTTCCCCAGCACTCTTTATCTCAACAGTGTTCATGTTATAGTCTTTACCATTATATTTTTTGATGAATTGGAAAGCAGGAACACGATCGGAACCCACTACAAAGATAGCATCAGTATAACCCTTGTCTTCTAACCACTTCAACGCTTTGATAGCATCACGAATGGTTTCATCCAAAATGATATTATTCTTGTGAGAAGGAAACATCATCTGCATGAAAGATACTTTCTGTGCAGCAGTCAAAGGGTTCTTTCCCTTCTTGTCCGTGGTATGACTAGGGAACACGTAGTAATCATTACCAGCAGCATACTCCTTGACTTTATTTATCAGCAGCTCATGCCCCGTAGTAGGGGGATTGAAGCGACCGAAAGTGAATACAGCAACCTTGGCACCATCACCAGCAGGAGGACGCCAAGACTTCTCCAGCGTGAAGTTAGCACGAGAGAACTCAAGACGATCAACGATCTTGACTGCCTTGCCATCAACAATAGCAACAAAACCTTCAGGCTTCGTCACCACAAAGTTGTCACCGCTGCGAAGAAATACACGGGTGTCGCTCAACCCAGCAAGCTTCAGGTTGATCAGGTTCTTGGCATTCGTGAAGGAGTTATACATCACGATGAATGCTTTGAATGCTCTGTTGTTGTTCTCTAGATAAGAGATGCCATCAGCAAGAACATCGCGATACTGTGCCTTGGACTTTTCAGTTTTCAGACTCTCAATCTTTTCTACTAATGCTTTCTCAAATGCTTTCGTAAAACCACTAATAAAAGCATTTACATTAGTGATGGTCTTACCTTCTTTCACATAGGAGTTCGTGAAACGCTTCATCGTATAACCAAGCGTGAATTGCTTGGTAGCATTATGAGCAATTAGTTCAAGAAACTCTTTCGCAATAGAAGCATTCCGTTCAACAACAGAGATAACAGACTTCAGCACACGCTCTTCAGAAGTAGTCAGACCAGACTTGGCACTGATGTTATCTACAGTAGCAGTTGCCAGGAATACGTTACGAGTGGATTTGAGGTTGAAGCGATCAACACCAAAACCAGCAGACAAAGTATTGACTGGACCCGTGCCGCTGTAATACGTGTGGAATACAGCACCGATCTTGGCAGTATTTACTGCCTTGCCCAGATCGCTATCTACAGGCCAAGCATATGTTAGAGTGTTAGGAGTAGCAGTATAGAAACGATCACCATCAATCGTTTTAGTCTGAACATCTTCATCCGTGAAGAGGAGATCACCCTGGATAACTCCGTTGATCTTCAGTTCAGGAAAATACTTCAAACAATACTTCAGTTTCTTGGCGAGGTCAGGGATCTCACCATGGTTCTTATCAATATCTTCTTCGGTAAAATTTACCTTTGGTTCTTTCTTGTTGAATACAGACTTGGTGCCAACGAAGAAGTTGCCGCTCTCTGGGTCGATGCCACAAACCACAGCTGGAGCGCCGTCCCATTTGGTAGTAACCTTTATGTTACCACTAGGACGGCCACCAAGTTCGTCGATAAAGCTTTGAATTAGATCTCTAGAGGCGACATATCCATTATACCCATAATTAATAAGCTCGTCCTCCAGGTGCTCCAGGTGCTTATTCTGGGTTGCCATCTACAGAAAAAGGGGGATCACCCTTATTTAGGTGACCCCCTATCATAGCACAAAACGGAAGGGGTGGGATTCGAACCCACGGAAGCTCTCACTTCGCTAGTTTTCAAGACTAGAGCCTTAAACCACTCGACCACCCTTCCTTGTATTGTAATGCTCCAGACAAATCGAAGAGCATTCTATGTTTTTCAGTGAGCACATAATACCCACAAATGTCCTTGCCATTATCTTCCCATCCGTAACCCAGGACACGTTCACCTGTGATGTCATGTTTTCTGTTGCTGTTCAGGTAGTGTCCGTAGCGTTCGTGGAGGTTGATCATGTGGTGGTTGCTGCTATATATATTTTATCAGGAAACCACCACAAAACAAGGTCTTTTAATTATTTTTTAACGATCGTCCGCCGCACGGTGCTCCGAGTAGTAGATGTCGAATGATCCGCCAGGGTAACGCTTCTCAAGTTTCTTGACATTAGTCTCAATGACTTCCTCAAAGGACACGCCAAGTGCTTGAGTTGCTTGCGCTACGTACCAGAGAAGATCACCCAACTCAATAATGAGATGCTCTCGATTATCGTCGTTCCAAGGCTTACCTTGGAAAACCATCTTCTTAATGATCTCCAGAAACTCACCGCCTTCAGCGTTAATACCAACGCCAGCAGTAAGAAGTCGTTCAATATTGGCACCCTTCTGGTCAAGTTCAACCATACGGTCAGCAAGAGCGACAAAATCTTTAGAAGCGTCACTCGTAACTGCATCTACAAACTCTTCGTAGCGAGAAAAATTAATGGTCATATAACGAATTGGGAAAATTTATCGAGTCGTGATTGTTTGGTTGAGATCTCTTCAAGTGCTTCGTAAGTATCATCTTCTTGTTCAGAAGTGATATCACCATCGGAGTCATCAACATTATACAGCTTCATCTTCGCCCTGTCAATACCCACCGTGAAGCGGCGATAGTAGGTGAGATCATTGTATCTGTTCTTAAGTTGCTTGACCATGATACGACCAGACTGCTCTAATTCTTCAGTAGATATGAGAGCAAGCATAAGATCGGCAGTAGCGGGAAGACCAAAAGACTCACTAGTATCTGTAAGGTCAACATCACTATTACCAAAACCACTCCTAGTAGTTTGAGTAGCAGTGACAATAGGTAGGTCATGCTCGACCGCAAGTCCGCGAAGTTCTTCCGCAATCGCTTTGACATAAGTATAGGAGTTCACAATGTGTCCTTTATATCGCGATGAAGCACAGATATTCAGGTAGTCAACAAAGATAATGTTGGGTCTGAAATCTTTTTTAAGTGACAGATCATTCAACAAAGATTTGAAGTGCCCAGTATGAGCAGCAGCAGTAGGATACTCTTTGATAATCAACTTACCTTGAGACTTCCTACCAATCTCATTGACACGGTTCTTGAAGATGTCTTCGGGGATAGAGCCGATCTCTTGGATATTTACATTGAGAAGGTTAGCATCAATACGTTCAGCAATCTTCTCTTCTGCCATCTCCATCGTGATATACAAGACATTATAACCAATGGATAGACATGATGCTGCCATATGACACATAAACAAAGACTTACCTACGCCTGTGCCTGCCAGTGCCACATTGAGTGTCTTGTTAGGTAGACCACCTTTAGTTACCAGATTCAGTTTGTCAATGTCAAACGGGATCTTGTGCTCCTCAAGGTGATAATAGTCATATCGTTCTCCTACATTTTGTACGTAGTCGTGTCCGATGTGTTCGTTGAAAGATACTGCCAGGGCCTCTTGGAGTATGCCTGGTATCGCGTCCTTTGATACTTCCTTATCGCCTCCTTCTGCGATCTTGATAGACCGTAAGATGGCGTTGTAGACTGCTCGTTCTTGGCACCATTTTTCTGTGGCGTCTGTGAGCCACTTGGTGTCAACCCATTCGTCTGTGAAGGCGTTGATCTGTTGAACAGACGCTTGATAAGTTTCTTCAGTGAGGTCATTTCTCTGTTGCAGTTGTAAGATTAGCACTTCCTTTGTAGGGAACTTATCATATTTCCCAGCGAAGTCTTGAATCTCATCAAAGATAACCTGTTGATGCTGCTCCTGAAAGTAATCTTTCTTGAGGAAAGGGACTACCTTGCGAAAGTAGTCCTCACTGCATATCAGATTTCTTAAGATGGTTTGCTCAAGACTCTCCGTCATCATCTGCTCCGTACAAAAATTCGCGTTGTGCTTGTTTATCTAGTTTGGCAAGAATCTCTTCAGTAAAGTATGATTCAGGGTCCTTTAGGATTGCCTTTGCATACACTTTCTTGCCGTCAATCTCGTAGCGACCAGCAGTGTTTTTCCACAGTCCTGCTCGCTCTCCTAATTCAAGGAGTCCATAGTGTCTCTCAAGTCCACGCTCATCAAAGAACAGACGTGTCTCAATTTTTGATCCCTCTCGGGTCAGACGAGACTTTTTAGCCTCGCATTTGACAATGTTTCCGACGAGATCCGTTCCATCTTTTTCCTTTCTCTTTCCGAGATATACGATTGTGCTAGCAGAATACTTGAGTCCACTGCCTCCCCCCATTTCTTTTGTAGGGACATAAGAACCGACGACATCATAGGTGTGATTGGTAACTAACATAGGTATATTAGCCTTTCCAAGCTTCAATGTAAGGATTCTGAAACAAGACTTGATAAGTTGTGCCTTGGTCATATCACGAACGTTCTTGTCGTTCGACGCATCCTCAACCTCTTTGTTGGTGGCTAGCATACCAAGAGAGTCTAGCACAAACATCAGTGGTTTGCGATCATCTTTTGGTTGTTCCATATATTTGTCAATGATCCTGACTGCCTGGGTACGGAACTCCTCCACTGTATTGACAGGGAAGATCACCATGCGCTTGGAGTCAATGCCACGACTCTCAATCATCTGCTTACTAATGGCAGACTCGGTTTCAAAATATAAGACGCCAGCATCAGGATCAAGGTCAAGGAAATTACGAACAACAGAAAGGCAAAAGAAAGTCTTGCCAGTCCCGCTTTCTCCTGCCAGGGCTGTAATTTTATTAGAAGGAATGCCTCCAAAAATGGAGCCACTAACCAAGGCATTAAAGATGTAACTGCCAGTATCAACGAAACTTTCAACGTCACCAGCAGCAATGCCATCAGATGCAAGAGAAGCAAACTCATTTTTGCTATCCTTAATTACTTGCGATAGAAAATCCATATTAAAAGAATGATAGAAGTGATACTGTTTTCTTGCTGTCCCAACCGATACAATTTAATACGTTCTTAAGAGGTTCATAGAACGACTTGTCGAACTGTAGGTTGTAATCAATGTACTTTTCTACATTGAACTCGGTAGGGATACGACCCATGAATGAGATTACATTCTCACCAATAGGATTTGGTTCTTTCAAGTACAAGAACTTGATCTTTTCACCTTCTTGTATTTTAGCATACTTGTGCTCTACCTTATGCTTTTTCACATAATGATTATAGAGCAGGGCACCACGAACATGGATAGGAGTTCCCTTGTTATAGATGTCAGTATGACTACGATACTTATCCAGATTGTTTACACCGCGAGGGAAAGCAATATCTGCATACTCTTGCTTACGAGTGTCAGTCTTTACCTTGTCGATGTACTCAAGGACATCATCATTAGAACCATTGATGATAATCTTGTATGCTTCTTTGAGCTTGTTGCGGAAGAATGCGGGAGTAGATGAACGTGCCGTCTCCATGCCACAGATCTTCATCTTGGCTTCGGAGTAACGAACACCCTCACTGTCCCAGACGTTGAGGATATAGCGTTTCTTGGCAGTCCAGATACCCTTTGAAGCGATATTCTCCCGCTTCATCTTCATCTTCTGTTCGTATGCCCGAACATAATTGGCGAGCTCTTGGTAAGAACTTTCAATAAACTTTTCAAATTCCACCTGACACACCTTGTCAAGGAACCCAACAATGATTTCATCATTTGTCTCTCGTCCCTTGAATACAGCCTCGACCAAAGGACCGAGGTTAAGATACATAGAATCGGTATCGCAAGCAATAACGTAATCAACATCATTTGTCTTCAGAATCTTGTTTAGATATGCATTGGTTTTGTTACTGATCCAACGGATAGACAACTGACCTGACGTTGTAATCGCTTCTGCAATCTCCAGACGGTAGTATCGGAAGTGTTCGTTACCGATAGCACCATAAGCGGAGTTGAGTTGGATCTTCCTTGCCATCTGAATGTTGTTGCATCGAGAGATTTCTTTCTGCAACTCGACGGTAGGAGTCTTCTCATACTGCTGCTTGGCAGCAAGCATCTTCTTCTTATAGATGGTACGTTCTTGATAGATTTTATCCATCAATTCAGGCAAGAAACCATGAAATGTGGTGTCGTAGTATGTGCCGTTAGCACACACAGTCTTGCCATCTAGATCACTCAAATCAATCTCTTGATTTAGGAGTCTCTCGACGTTAGCCGAGGGGTGCTTAACTGGTAACAACGTCTCTGGCGAGAGGTTGTACTGCATAATGAGGTGAGGGTATAGGGAGTTGAGGTCAAAACTGACCACCCAGTCATAAATCCCTGGAATAGGTTCTTTAACATACGCACCAGCATATTTGTTATCCTTCGTGCTTTGATGTTTGGGGGGAATAGCAATGTTGCGACGTGCAAGATACACATAGATGATGTTATCCCACATGCGGACCTGCGAATACACGTCCTCAAAGTTTACCTTGGCATCATACGCCATGGTGATAGCAAGTTCGAGTAGCTTCATCTTGTCATCCAACCTGTCCACCAGGCGAACGTCAATGATGTTGTACTCTACAAACTTCTGCCAGTCATTATCATAGAACTCTTTGAAGGTATCATACTCACTGTGATCCAGTTTGTTCTGTCCCAGTTCTACAAAGGCAATATGATCAAGGCGATATGATTCCTGGTTTGTATAAGTAAACTTACGGTACAACTCAAGGTAATCAAGAGTAGCCACACCAGTAATATCATAGGCAATGTTCTTCCTGCCTTTGATGTAGACTTCCCTACAGAAAATATTCTTCCATGGAGATAGAAGTCTCGCCTCTTTCTCTCCCAGGATACGTTCAATACGACGGATAATATACGGAATATCGAACAACTGCACGTTCCAACCAGTGATAACGTCAGGGCAGTTGCCAGACCACCAGTGAAGGAATGCCTTGAGCATACCCTCTTCCGTCTGGAAGTGCATGTAATGAACGTCCTTCTCGGTGTTCTTGAATGGACGTGTACCGAAGACAGAGATCTTACCAGTGTGGGAGTCTTTCAGGGAGATCAGCAAGATCTCCTGGTCAGCCGACTCGATGTCTGGGAATCCGTTCTCGGCACCAGTTTCAATATCAACAGTGAAGACACGAATCTGATTGATATCATACTTCATCTCCTCTTCAGGATACTGATCAAAAATGTATTGATTCAGGAAGCGTGTTTGACCACAGATCTCAAAGTCAGGGATCTCTTTGTGTTCTTCAATGAATTGCTTGGCATCTTTGATAGTACCCTGTTGTACAGGACGCACATATTTACCGTCCAGTGTCTTCCAATCTGTAGGTTTAAGAGATGGTAGATAGAGAGTAGGGTTGAACTTTACCTTATCTTCAAATGCTCTACCATCTTGATATCCTCTCACAAAAATGTTGTTTCCAGATTGTTCGACACTGGTGTAAAACTTCATTCGTCCTCTTTGTCTTTCAGATCATAATATAATGATGCGAACATAGCAGATGGTTCGCAAATGAGAGTGATGTCCGATGAACGAACAGCAAGCTCTCGGTCGTCACTGAACTCGGGGAAGGGCACTGCTCCATCCCCGCTCACTTCACATGGGTATTTTAGCACACAGTCGGGGTCTCCGAACTCTACACCAGGAATCTCTTCAACCTCTGCGACGATCCAATGACCGTCAAACTTGAGCAGTTTCAGCATCATTAGGAACGAAACCAGTGTCAGCAGCAGGTGCTGGAGTTACTTCAGTGCGAGTAGCAGCTGCTTCTGCTGCTTCAGCCTGTGCAACAGTGTTGTTATAGGCTTCAATCAATCCAGGATCAGGAGCACCGATAGAGATAAGTGTAGAGAACGCCACTTTAAATTCGGTATCGGTGGAATATGGAAGCCACTTGCTGAAACGAACCTGAACTTCTTGTGAAGAGGGATCACCAACAGTTTTCTCCACACTCAAGATGTAAGGTCGGATCATGACCAGGCATACAGGTTTGCCCTCTGGGTCATTGTTCTCACGCATTTCCTGAAGATCAGTAATAACACGTTCTCCTGTTTGGAGCACAACAATAGATGTAGCCATAGTTTATACGAAATGGATAATAGTATGATAACACAGAAAAAGAGGGGTGTCAACTGGATTTGGCCAGTTACCCCTCTGTCTGCGCCGACGATATTTGGGTCGCAGTTATTTATTCTAACAGCAATTCTTTTGCTGTGTCTGCAATAGAATATGTCACCTTCTTCTGATGATCGGGAATAATTTTCTTCAGCGAAATACGCAATAAACCGTCCGCAAATGCTACATCAGACACACGCAGATCATCAGATAGTTGCCATGTATTTAAGAAAGATCTCTTTGATAATCCTTTGTGGAGATACTCGACATTAGGATCTGTCTTCGTATCTTTGCTGGCAACTCGGAGAATGTTTGATTCAGTAGATACTTCGATCTCATCTTTTTTAAATCCCGCCAAAGCGATTTCAATTTCGTAATTAGCGGTGTCATGCTTGATTAAATTATAGGGAGGATAGTTTTTATTATGACTCGTCATCGATTCGAGTCTGTGGAAAACATCATCCAATCCCACATAGAAGGGAGAGTAAACGTCCCAAGCGTATTTATTCATTGATAGTCTCCTTGAGTAAGCGAGAGTTGTTAATGGACCCATTACGGCATCCACTACTAATTATAACCGAACATAAAAAAAGCGGGGTGTTGAGCCCCGCACATTTTTATTCGGTTTACACTTCTGTTTTCTTTCGACCGATGTTGTACTTGGACTCAAGCGTCCATTCATCCTTATCTTTAAAAGCAAGAACTTTAATTTGATTGAGAGGTGCTACATCTTCAATAGCAGTAGCATCAACAATAGCAACCAGTCCCCAGTCGGAGAGAAGTTGTGCAATACGATTACGTCTCTGTAAATCATTCAAAGTAAAGTTTGTCTTCTTGCCATCAAGAGCAAACAGTTCTTTAAAATGAACAATATAGTATCTACCCTGCTTGTGTAGAATGTGACAGGATTGATATAGTTTACGTTCTTTACGGGAAGCAACTCCGATACGGGTGAGTGTCTCACGAACCTTTAGAAAGTCATCTGGTTCGGACAAACTCACTTCCACCATATCAGCGGGTTGCCACTGTACTTCAATTTCAGTTGTCATCTTTGTCCGCCTGTATCTAATAGTTTTTTAATCTCATCTAGTTCAGAATTCGTGAGAATCCTCAATGCGGCGACGGCTTTGTTATGGCTATAACCATAATATTGCTTCACCAATTCAAGATGCTCAAGAGTTTCTTTTCTCACCCACGGCGTAAAACGCTTTCTAGGCTTCAAACTATTTATGTAAAAGTCATATTGCATCTTCTTATCTAACTGATGATACTTGTTCATCTCGTTAGCGAAGAGAATGCTATCGGTAAATCCAGACAGACATTTGTTGATAATAAAAGGAGGATACTTTCTTACAGCATCCTCATTACCATCAAGTAGATTCTTTTTTGATTGATTAATACTATAAAGATAGTCCTTTAGTTCCATTATTTAAATACAGCAGTCACACCAAGAACTTTGGCATTAGGATTACGTGCCAGGGCAACCTCCCTGGCTTCTTGATAGTTGCGAGCAATCACCTCTTCAGTGAAGACATGACCTGCAACGTAGAGTTTAACTTCACATTTCATAGTTAGTAAGGATGAGTTCCTTGCGAGACGCTTGATCTATATTATAACTCCCCACGGAGCGCATGGTGTAAGTGTGTGCAAATTCTGCTACTGTCCACCCTTCGAACCTTTCTTTAACAAGATTAGACGAGTTGTAAGATATGC